ATTAAATTAAATTAAATTATGTCAAATGCAATTGTAAAGAATCTGAGCTTTGGTTCAGATGCTAAAAACAATGTGTTTGCTGGTATTACAAAACTTACACAAGCCGTTAGCTCCACTCTTGGGGCTAGTGGTAAGTGTGTTATGTTAGAAGATCAAACCGGTGAACCTATTATAACAAAAGACGGTGTAACAGTGGCTGACGCTATAACACTATTAGATCCTGTAGAAAATATGGGAGCAACATTATTAAGACAAGCAGCTAGAAAAACAGTTAGAGAAGCTGGTGATGGTACAACGACTGCCACGGTTCTAGCCCATGCTATTTTAGAAGAAGCTTATAAAGTTGCAACAAAAGAAAACTCTAGAGATTTAAAAAAAGCTATAGGAACAGCAACAGATAAAGTTGTTGATTATTTAAACTCAATAGTTACTACAGTAAAAGGAGATATGATTGATCAAGTAGCTACAATATCTACTAACAATGATCCTAAACTTGGTAAAATTATTGCAGACGCTTTTAGATCGGTTGATGAAACAGGTGTTGTTATACTAGAGGTTTCAGACTTACCAGAAACAAAGTTTGAAACTATTGATGGTATACAATATGATAGAGGATTAAATAACATACATTTCGTAACAAACAAAGAAACAAATACAGCTGAGTTAGATAAACCATTAGTATTAATAGTTGAATCTGAAGTTGAAAATGTTAGAAAAATACAAAGTGTTTTAGAATACGCTATAAAACAAAATAGATCATTACTTATTATAGCTGATGTAGACCAACAGGTTATGTCTGCTTTAGCAATGAACAAGTTAAAGGGTAATATAAAGGTCAACTTAATTGGAGCACCTGTTTATGGTGTTAACAAAAAAGAAACATTAGAAGATTTAGCTTTACTTACTGGAGCCACTGTTATAAACGAAGATTTAGGTGATGACATTGATTTAATAGGCCCAGAACATTTAGGTGAAATACAAAAAAGTGTAACAAGCCAAATGGAAACTATACTACATGTTGGTGAAGTATGTGACGAAGTTAAAGAAATAATAAAAGATTTAAAATCTAAACTAAAAACAGTTAAGCATCCTGGTATAGTAGTTAATACTGAAAAAAGATTAGCTAGGTTATCGGGCAAAGTTGCTGTAGTAAAAGTAGGTGCTAATTCAGAAGTTGAATTAAAAGAAAAAAAAGATAGAGTTGAAGATGCGATATGTGCAACTAAAGCTGCTATAAAAGAAGGTATTGTTCCAGGAGGTGGTATTGCATTATTAAATGCTGCGCAACAAGTCAAAACTTCTAATGCTTATGAAAATATACTCTTAAGAGCTATTAAAGCGCCTTTTAAGACTATTTTAAGCAATGCAGGTATAGTTAACTACAAAACATCTTTAACAGAAGGAAAGGGCTTAGATGTGGTTACAGGAAATATGGTTAATATGATTGAGTCAGGGATTATTGATCCTTTACTTGTCACAAAAAGTGCATTAAAAAATGCAGCATCTGTAGCGTCAACTATTTTATCAACCAATTGTGTAATCAATAATCTCAGAATTAATGAAGGCAATAGGGAATAATTTAATAGTTAATATGACTAAGCAAGGCGTCTCTGAAACAAAGGGAGGTCTTTTCTTAGCAGAAAAACAACGAGAGGATATAAGATATGCTGAAGGTACTGTGTTATCAGCTGGAAGCAATGTTATTGGAATTGATGAAAATGATGTTATTTATTTTGACAAAAATAACTGCCATCAAATAGAAATTAATAAAGAGATATATCAAGTTGTTAACATGGCTAATGTAGTAGTTGTGCTGTGAGATTAGAAGCTAGTGACATTAAAAATCTAAATCTTTTAAAACATTACAGGATCATTAGAAAATGGGCTTGTAAAAATAATGATTTAAACGATGCAGATTTAGAATTACTTATATACTTCGATTGCATGGATCTTTTCACTAGAGAAGATTTTAAAATCGGTACATATTCTTATAGTTGGGACAACAGACGCTGGAACAGATTACTTAAAGAAGGTTGGATACTGGTATGGAGAAAACATAACCGCACAACCCAAAAGTATAATATCTATAAAGTTTCCTTTAAGTGTAAACAACTAATAAGTCGAATGTACCGTATCATGCTTGGCACTGAGAATATACCTACAAGTGCACATCGAAATAAAATAATGAAAGGTAAAACCTATATAGACAAAGTAATGATTACGTCTATAAACAATGTTAATAAAGATAAAAACAGATAATCATGGGAAAAAAAGAAAAAAAAGAAGAAGTAAAAAAAGACTACTCTAAAGTTGATAAAAAAATCGACTATTTAAAAAGTGTTATTAAAATTCTTGAATCAAAAAAGAAATAATGGCTACTCCTGAAGAAATAAATAAAAATCTAGAGGATCCAATTAGTCAAATAACTGACAATTCATACAAGCTTAACGGTATTACAGATGGTATGTTTAATAACGATCAAATAGATCGAGGAGGTAGAGCTATTCCATTAGGAACTCAAACAGATATAAGTATGGGATCAGAACAAGCTTTAGATAACACCACTGTTCCTGAAGCTCCAATTTTAGGTCAATTACCAAATCCTGTACCAGGATTAGAACAAGATAAAAAATAAATATTATGGCAAAACAACCAGGACAATACGGGCAAAACGCAATATGGGTATCAGGTTTACCAAAAGAAGGTAGAACTCTTGTTGTCGGTAACTCAAGATGTGGTGACAGTTGCATTCAAGTTATGAAAGCAGATGTACCATACAAAGCAGGACCTATCAGTTCTTTAGCTAAGTAAAAAATCACTAAAATGAGTGATAGAATAAGTGAACACATCTCGCTTAAAGAAGGGATTAAATCTCACACAGCTACTAGGTTAAATATTGACAATATACCTAGAGAACTAGATTTAGTTAACATGAAAACTATTGCAGAAGAAGTGTTTGAACCTCTACGTAAATGGGTGGGTGGTCCAATCGCTATTAATAGTTTCTATCGCTCGCCCAAATTAAATTCTGCTATTGGCGGAAGCACAACCTCACAACATTGTATTGGTTGCGCGCTTGACATAGACGATAACTACGGTTATAAAACAAATGCAGAGATGTATGATTATATTAAGAATAACTTAGATTATGATCAAATTATTTGGGAGTTTGGTGACGAAACCAACCCTGCTTGGGTACATGTGAGTTATGTTTCAGAAGATGTTAACAGAAGAAGATGTTTACAAGCTTATAAAGAAAACGGTAAAACTAAATATAAAGTAATATAATGGCTAATTCACCAATTAAAATAAAAGAAAAAGCATACGAAAAGCAAAATCGCAAAATGCGATCAGATTATACAAAAGAAACTGGTAAAAAACTAGGTAGTAGACAAACTTCTGGTACTGGTAAACGTAGAATTTCTTTTGCTTGTAGATTTGCTGGTATGAAAGGAGCGATGAAAGGTGCTAATGGTGAGCCAACTAGAAAAGCTATGGCTTTAAAAAAATGGGGATTTGGTAGTGTTGAGGCTGCTAGAAACTTTTGTAATAAAAATAAAAATAAAAAATAAAAAAAAATGATTAGAAATTATTACACAGAGTCTTTTAAAGATGCTATTGTTCCACCCGTGAGCACTACGCAACTTATAGATGGTACGGTTAAAGTTATATCAACTTTTACCGCAAACGACAATGTTGTTATTGCTGCACCAACAGATAAAATAACTTTTGCAGCTTCACATACACAGATAAAAATTGGTATGTTTGTAAGTGGAACCGATGGTAATGGAGTTGTAATACCTAGTGGCACAAGAGTTATAGGTGTCAATAGTGATTCAAAAATTATAACTATATCTTCTACTATTGCCGCTTTTCAAGTTAATCAAAATATAACTTTTACTGTTCAAAATCAATCATCTTGGAAGGAGTATAATTTATATGTAGGTAAATACCCTGCTTCTTATTTACCAGATAGTGGTGGTATTGTTACAACAGCTATGTCTAATGTAGCGGCTGCAGGTCAAGCAATATTAACATGGAAACAACCTAATTCTTTAATTGTTGCAGGTATGCTTGTTTATGATGATGGCGTGTTAGTAGGAACTATATCGTCAGTTGATTCAACCACACAAGTTACCTTAACATCAAATATTATTGGTGGTATTGCTGATTTATCTAAATTAACTTTTACTTATTCAAGTGTTCCATCTATAACGGTAACAACAATTGAAGGAGAAACAATATCAATTAGTAATCCTGCTCAAGGTTTTGTACTACCTTTAACCGTAGTTCAAGTAAATTCTGTGGCTGGTGGTATAAGTAATTTAGTAGCTTTTAGCTAAATATATATATAATGGAAACAAAAATAACAAAAAAAAACGCAAAGTCTGCTATAAAAGACGACAAAGCTCATATTGATTATTTAAAAAGAGATGTTTTAGATGATCAAAAATATGGAGGAAAAAACAAAGACATTAACCAAACAGCTGATGAAAAACACATTTCTAAATTAGCTGGCGATATAAAACACGATCATACGTTTATATCTAAACACATGAAACACTAATTATGGCAATACCACACATAGGACAAGGGCGCGATATAAAATATGGCGGAAACAATGCGGCAAACTCTAGAGAAATAGATATGATGCCAGGAAACTACAAACAAATGGGAGACATGAATAAAGACATTTCTCCAGCTAAGGCTTTAGAAGATTTAAAAGGAAACTTAGGTACTGGTGAAAACCAAATAGATCCTAAAAGCAAATTTGGTAAAATCGTATCAGGAAGCGGATCAAAAGAAGGTATGGCTAAAATGATGGATAAAAAATATGGTGGTCCAAGTATGTACGATCATAAGAAAAAATAAACCCAATAAAACCACTACAAAATATACCAATTTATTAATTAACAAAAACAAATTATTATGAGTTATTTAAAATTACGATTTAACGCACCTGTTAACGGGGCAAACTTCGTTATTATTCCAAAAGACAACATTTCTTACATTCAAAGAGGTGCTGTTGCTAATTCAGTAGATGTTGTATTAAAACAAGCTGTTATTGGCGCTGGTGGTGATTCCATTAGGCTTCAATTTACTGCTGCTGCTGCAGCTGGTTACAGTTTAGAAGATGCAGTATTAAACGGATGGATTGCTAGTCCAGGTAATGGTGTTTCTGAAGTATCAGGAATTCCTGCAACTCTTTCTGCAAGTGGTCAAGCGCTTACGTTTTCTCAATGCTCTGGATATACTTTAGTATAGAGCAATGAAATCAGGTTTAGGTGATAAAATAGAATCTTTCACTAAAGCGACTGGTATCAAAAAAGTTGTTGATGGTTTATCACAGGGTTTAAACATACCCTGTGGTTGCCAACAACGAAAAGAAACACTTAATAGAATGTTTCCTGGAAAATAATGAAATTTACAATACAGCCTTTTTATGAAAGCAATCCAGCGTCTGTAGTTAATGTACCTATGGACGATGAGAGAGAGTTAGGTAGAATTGAAAAACCAGGAACTATATTAGTAAACAAAGACATTACTGATCATAAAAAATTGGCTAATGTTATTAACCATGAAAATATACACATTAATCAACTAAAAAGAGGTGACTTAGATTGGGATGATAATAATGTATATTGGAAAGGCAAAAAATTTAAAAGATCATCAATGAACGAGGGTTCTCCTGCTTTAGCGTGGGAAAAAGAAGCTTATAAAAACAATAAATGAAATCAAAATCTTCATTTTATCCTGAATTAAACGCTTCAAGACTTAAAAGTTCAAAAAAACTTGGACCAGGTTTTACTTGGGAAAAACCAAGTCAAGAAAATAAAACTGGTATTCCAGGCTTTGGTATTAATACAAAAGCTATGGTTAGTGACTTTGCATTTAAAGCTAGAAGAAAAGAGGATGATGCTAGAGATGCTTTAAGAAAAGAAAGTACAAGAGTGCAAAATGTAAGAGATAACATTGCTAAAGCCGCGGAAAATAATACAACAGAAACTTTAGGAATGCCTAGGTTTTTTAATAAAGAATTAGTAGCAAACCCTCCCAAATGGAATAAAGACGGGCTTACGCAAGTCTCTAGAGCTAATCTTGGTAGTATGTTTAAATTTAAAGATGCTAAAAAAGGTAATATTGGAATTTATGATTCAATATTAAATAAAAATGAGCAAGATTTAATAATAAACAAATATGGTCAAGAGGATTTAAAAGGTTATGGCTACGCTGGAGCAGCTTGTAATACACACGCTTGTGCTTTGCAACGAATGGGTGGTGCTACAGTTTCAAAACCTTTTAGCTTTAAAAGAAGAGTTGACGGTAAGCGAATAAATTTAAAAGAAGGAGACACACCACCAACATTACCTAACAATACTGATATGGATAATATATATCCTCAAATAGGTTATCAGCATGTAGCACTACGTGATACTAAAAAAAGTGCTTTATCTAAGGGAAGGTTTTCAAGCCGGGTTGAGAATATTTATGATTTTGATGGACTAGATAGCGGTAAAACTGGTGTATCAGCAGAAGAGGCTAAAAAAAGATATGATCAAACAGTAAAAGGAGTTGATGAAATACTACCAGGAGATAACTTAAGATCAAATTTTTTTCCACAATTTTTTAAAGATGGTAGTATGGATTCCGGTGTTGGCCACTCTATGACCGTTGGTAACAGAAACGCTGATGGAGGATTTAATTTTTACGAAAACAGTGGGCAAGTGCTAAGTGGGTTAAAAATTAATAATAATGTTTATCAGGGTGGAAAAGAAGGTATTTACTTGAGGTATGTAGGAAAAACACCAAAACTTAAAGAAAACCTAAACACAGCATCATTTATAGTAAAAAATACTAAAAAACCTATACAACCAGCTGGTGTAAAAACCATGCCTGGTGCTAAAATTACAGCTAACACTAAAGGTATTAATTCTTTATTTAAAAAGTTGAAAAAGAAATAAATATGTAATTATAATAGTATGAAAAATCTATTATTATTATTATTAAGTTTAAATGTTTACAGTCAAACAATAGAGTCTTATTTTAAAATACCTAAAAACTATAAAAGAATAATTCAAAGTGATTATCATAACTGGATTATATCTAAGAAGATAAATACAAAAGATCATGTAAAGTATTTTAGTGGTCAAATGAAAGAAGGTTTTAATAAAGTTTATGTTGCTAAATTTGTTTATGATATAGGTAATAAAGATTTACATCAATGTGCTGATGCTGTTATGTATAATAAAGCTCGTTATTTATTTGAGTCTAAACAGTATAATAAAATATCTTTTACTTTTTCACATAATGCAAAAATATATTCGTACACTGGTAATTTTCAAAACTTTAACGAATATACTTTTAAAAAATATATAACAAAAGTCTGGGCTTGGTCTGGAACATGGTCTTTAGATACTTATGATACTGTTAATGTAAATATAAAAGATATAAAACCAGGTGATTTATTTATTGTAGGTGGTTTTCCTGGCCATGCAATATCTGTAATTGATATTGTTATTAATAAAAATGGTCATAAAAAATATATGTTGGCACAAAGTTACATGCCAGCGCAAGAACAACAAATTTTATTAAATCCAATTAAAAAACATAGTGTGTGGTATGATCTACATGAAACAAAAGATATAGTAACACCTCAATATGTGTTTACTGTTAAAGACTTAAAAAGATTTAAAAACAATTAATTATGGCATATAAATGTAAAAGTGGTCCAGCTAAAATGACAGATCCATCTAAAAATCTAAATTTTAAAGCGTATGCTGATAGAGCTTCTGGTGAAAGACTTGTGTCTAGCAGTACAGTATCGACGCCTAATAACAAAAGTCCTTTTTCAGGTTATTCACGAACAACAACAAGAACTTACGAAACACCTGGAACACCTGGTTCATATACTAAACCTAAATTTACACCTGCTGGTGATGCAGCTTATAAAAAAATGTCTTTATCTGAAAGAAAAATAGCAGATGATAAGTATATAGCAGGAAATACTAAGCCAGGTACAGAACCAACTAGAAGAACTGTTTCGCAAACTTTGAATTATTCTGGAATAAAACCCATGGGTGGTGCTAAAATAACAGGTAGCATGGCTGGGTTACAACCTTTAGTTAAAAAACCACCAACAGGAACAATTCCACCATCACCAAGAAAAACTAGAAAAAAATTTAAAAACACTGATGTTGGAAAGTTTATTAAAAAAACAGGAAGAGCAATAGGTAATATACAAATAAGACTACCTAAATTTAGATTACCAAAACTTGGTCTTGGAAGAAAATCTTCTGGAGGAAAAGGCGCATGTAACATATGCTCTAAGAAGTTTAACAGAACAAGAGGAAGATAATGAGTAAACCAAAAAAGAAATTTGCAGAAACTACAGTAGGTAAACTATTGTTTGGTGCTGCGTCGTTAGTTAACCCTACGTTGGGAAGTGTACTAAGTGGCGTAACGTCGCCAGCTGAAGCTATTGCTGCTATAGGTAAATCCGATGTAAGTGGTGAAGACAAAATAAAATTGCAACAACTTATATTTGAACAACAAAATAAAGAAATGGAAGCCGTCACCTCAAGGTGGCAAGCTGATTCAATGTCAGATTCATGGCTTTCTAAAAACGTACGCCCTATGGTTTTAGTGTGGTGTATTGTTATATTTTCAATAGCAGGATTATTAGATAGTGTAGAGTCTATACCATTTCACATAGGTGAATTATGGAATGACACATTTGAAAAAGTAATGATGGCTGTTGTTCTAGCATATTTTGGTGGACGCACAACAGAAAAGGCTACAAGTTTATTTAAAAAATAAATAAAACCTGTAACTATATTAATAAATAATTAATCAATTAAATTAAATTAAAAATGGAAATTAAAAAAGACCAATTAAAAAAAATCCAAGGCTTTCAAAAAGACTTAAACAAGTTGTTAAACGAGGTAGGATTTTTAGAAGCCCAGAAAACCTCAGTATTAAGTAAGTTTCACGAAGTAAACAAAGAGACTGAAGACTTTAAAAAAGAGTTAGAAGAAGAGTATGGATCTATCAACATCAACTTAGAAGATGGAACATATACTCCAATTGAAAAAGAAGAGGATAAGAAATAATGTCTTCAATTATTAGAAAGATAAGTATTGGTTCTGACTACAAAACTGATGCTATGCACTACTCGATAGGGCAGTCAGTATATGGTGGTCATACTATATCACATATACTTTCTGATAAAGAAGATAATTCTTATAATATTTTTATCAAAAAACAAAACGAAGTATTGCCGTGGAAGAAGTTTAATTCTAACATGGCAATATCAGTTGAGTATGATTTAGAATATTAGTGAAAAGTTTATTTGATTTTATCGTTGAGCCTTATGGCCAGCGATATAATAATAAAGTTAAAGTAGGTGACAAAAGCCTTATAATTAACACTCAAGTAGAAACTTTTAAATCCGTAAATAATATAGCTAAAGTTATAGAAACACCTTTATCATTTAAAACTAGCATTAAAAAAGGTGATTTAATAATGATTCACCATAATGTTTTTAGAAGATGGTATAATGTAAGAGGTGAAGAAAAGAATAGTAAGTCTTATTTTAAAGATGGTTTATATTTTGTTCAGTTAGATCAAGTGTATTTATATAAAAGAAAGGATAAATGGCAAACTATTAATGATAGATGCTTTATAAGTCCTATTAAAAGTAATGACAATACAGTGTCTGATCAAGAGCAATATCTTATTGGTATATTAAAATACGGTAATAGTGCGTTAGAAGTGCTAGGAATTAACGAGGGAGACCTTGTGGGTTATACGCCTAATGGAGAATATGACTTTGTCGTTGATGGCAAACGTCTTTATTGTATGAAATCTAATGATATTGTAATTAAACATGAACGTCAAGGAAACGAAACAGAATATAATCCACGCTGGGCACATAGCGGTTGAAGAATTAATTAAAGTAGCTAAGGAAGCTATTGTAGATTCTGACGATGATATATCTGCTGATAGATTAAAAAATGCTGCCGCAACTAAAAAGCTAGCTATATTTGATGCTTTTGAAATACTTAATCGTATTAAAGAAGAAGAGGATATGTTAAATGAAAAACCAAAAGAAGAAGTTCAAGCTAAAGCTTTTGGAGGTTTTGCAGAAAGAAGATCTAAGTAATGTATAAGCAAACGTTATATAAAATAATCGATCACATAAAACCATATGTAATAAAAAGATTAAATAAATCTAAAAAGTGGGATTATGGTTACAATAAAGAACATGATGTTATTGTTATATCTAAAACAGGCGAAATAGGTGAAGTATATGAAATACAGAACTTAAAAATAGCACTACCAAAAGAAAAAGATGTTAATAAGGATTATGACAAATGGCAAGTTCATGAATATCCTAAAACATTAAAAAAGATTAAAACAATATTTGACTGGAAACAATATCCAGATGATTTTAAAGAAAAATGGTATGGGTATATTGATAGAGAATTTGCTAGGCGTCACGAAGGCTATTGGTTTACTAATAAGGGTAAAGCTACTTACATTACTGGTACTCACTACATGTACCTGCAGTGGTCCAAGATTGATGTTGGGCAAGCAGATTTTAGAGAAGCAAACAGATTATTCTATATATTCTGGGAAGCTTGCAAAGCAGATACACGCTGCTACGGAATGTGCTACCTCAAAAACAGACGGTCTGGTTTTTCATTCATGGCATCTGGCGAAGCAGTCAACCTTGCCACTATCTCTAGTGATGCTAGATACGGTGTCCTTTCAAAATCAGGGGCTGATGCGAAGAAAATGTTTACCGATAAAATCGTACCCATTTCCGTCAACTACCCGTTTTTCTTCAAGCCAATTCAAGACGGTATGGATCGGCCGAAAACAGAGCTTGCGTACAGAGTTCCTGCTAGCAGATTTACAAGACGTAAACTAGATAGTAACGAACAATTAGAAGAATTAGAAGGATTAGATACAACTATTGACTGGAAAAATACAGGAGACAACAGTTATGATGGTGAAAAATTAAAACTACTTGTACACGATGAATCTGGTAAATGGGAAAAACCTGACAATATATTAAATAACTGGAGGGTTACAA